TGATGCCTTTCAATATCACCATCAATGAAATATCTATAATCAGGACTTAAAAATCCTACGCACTCAAATCCAAGTTTGGTGTATAGGTTGTCTGTTGGATTTGTTGTCCACCTTCTATCCGCAAATGATTTAATTTCCTTGAAATCATAATTCTTTATGAAATGTTTAAAGAGTTTTCCACCTGCACCAACGCAATTATAGTTATTATCCGTAGCAAAGCGATTCAAGTCCCAATAACCATCCTTTTCCTTCTTAAATCCCATTAATCCAATTAGTTCATTTTCATAAAACAAACCTAAATATACACTTGCACCCACATATCCTTGGATATGGTTTTTATTTAGAAAGTCCTTTGCTTCTTCTTTATTAACTTCTTTTACATTACACTTACGAGCAAAGATTTTCTTTTTATTGGTATCAATATTGGCAATATGCCTTATTTTACTAACAACAATATCCTTTCTATTAATCCACTCATCTTCGAATATTTGAATCAGTTTAATACCCTTCTCATTACATTCATTCAGTTTATTAATATGATAATTCCTATCCTTACCAAATTCTTCTGAGTGCCATCTAAGGCCATTATATTCAATACCAAGTTTTAATGACGGAATATAAATGTCAATTTCTTTTCCATTAAGTATTGAACGATTATTTTGTTCACACTCCAACGGTTTAATAATATCACCAATCTCATCTTCTACTTTGGAATGAGTTTTAGAACATTTAGGGCAACCGTGTCCTGACATGTGATTACCTGACATTTGCCAAAATTCTCCATGTTCAGGACAAATGATACAAATTTTTGTACGATTATTTACATATTCTGTTTTAGAATAGTTGTATTTTTCTCCATGTACCTCTTTACATTTTGCAATAAAATCATCGTCATTTAAACTAAGTTTGCTCTTTACAGTTTCAATTCCACATTTTGGACACCCAAAACCACTAAGATGATAAGTAGGAGCTTGACTAAAAAAACCATGAATTGGGCATTTTATCTTTATTGGTGTAAAACAATCAATATATTCACTATGAGAATAATCATATTTATCACCATGAACTTTTCTTGCCTTATCATTAAACTCTTTATTTGCCCTTTCATTCTTTTTTAAACTGCTCATTATTGCCCCACATTTTGGACAGCCTTTTCCTCGTAAATGTGAAGATGGTATTTGCCAAAACTCACCATGTTCAGGGCAAATGATACAAACCTTTGTGTGATTATTCACATATTCCACCTTAGAATAATCATACTTATCACCATAAATTTCTTTACATCTTTCAATAAATACATCCTTAGGCATAGCCATTTTTTTACGATTCCTCTCTTTTGCGCATTCATGACACCCCCTGCCATTTAAATGTTCATTAGGTCTTTGCCAAAATTCACCATGCTCAGGACAAATGATACAAACTTTTGTACGATTATTTAGATACTCTACCTTGGAATAATCGTATTTTTCTCCATGTATCTCTTTTGATTTCTTGATAAAATTATCACTTGTATTTGTTCTTTTTTTTGCTCTATTAACTTTTGCACATTCAGGGCATCCTTGACCTTTAAGATGGGAATGTGGGGTTTGATAAAAACTTCCGTGTTCATGACATATGATTTCTACTTTATTAATCATTTTCGTGTAAATAACATTTCGGTAGTCATACTTGTCACCATGAACCTCTTTAAATCTATTAATTATATTCATCATAATATGTGTTTGGATTATTAATAATGCACTACTTATTATCTAATAATGGGTTGTGTCCAACGCATTGTCTATAATAATTATACTCCAAAATCACAAAAATAACAAATAAAAAGCACCAACAAATTAATGTTAGTGCTATTAATTTTTTGTAACTAATTGAAAATCAGAAACTTAGGATACAATAATCCGGACGAATTGTGATTTCAATTGTTGATAAACCATCATCGTCATAGGCCAAATCTCCGAAGTTTACAGTTACTGGCATAGCGTTCTTGATGATCCACTGTGAAACAGCAGTACCTGTTGGGTCAAGCATCTCAAGAACAAGGTCTCTCTTATATGCAACAGCATAACCTTGACGGCCTGTTACAGACTCAGAGGCAAGGCGAACCCATTCCATTACTGCCTGAGAAGCAGAAGGCCCGATTGGGTCTCGGAGTGTAACACTAATTTGTTCCCAAATGTAACGACCAACGACCCAAGTGGAGGTATTAAGGAACTGAATCTCAGTTTCGCCCATCGTAATTGTTGGTCTTGCTGCGTTAGAAACCCACCACTCTTGTATTCCCAAGTCAGAAGGGAAACGCAATAAGAATCTGTTTTTTCTAAGTGGCTCATATTCAATAGGAGCCTTAATAAGTAAGTCTGACATGTTTATTGTATATTAATTTTTATTTTACGTAAAATATTATCTTGTATTGTTATTATCATCTGTTTGAAGTGCTGATTCAATAGCTTTATCACACATCATCCAAATCTTTTTCATCATCTGATAAGATTCTGATGTTGGGTCTTCTGCTAAACGAGCAATTGTCTTAAGTGCAATTTGGCGGATATTGTCAATTTCATTCTTAATTGGAAGAATACCCTTTTCCATTGCCATAGCATCTCCTTCTCCACTATCCATGCCATAATCTTCTTCTCCTTGTGAAATCATTGGTTCGTCGAAATCTTCCTCAGATAAATACCCCTCTAACAATGGTTTTTTCTTTTGCTTAATTTTATTTTCAGCCAACATTGCAGTAAGTTCTTTAATTGGATTATTTTTCTTACTCATATTATTAATCTAAATTATATAACAATAAATATTACACAAATAAAAAAAGAGAGCCTTTAAGACTCCCTTTTTTAAATATTGTTATTTTTATTAAACATCTGAAATTTGCATTCCACTTGGAAGAACAGCCAACGTAATGTTGATATACTCCAAGTTTGGCATCAACTTCAAGAACAATTGAGCATTCAACTCAAGACGTTCACGAGTTTCTACTGAATCATCAATTACAATCTTGTAATCAATCAAACCTTTATTATCTTTGACATTGTCAAGTACAGGTTTAATAGCTGATTCAAGAGATTTTCCCATTGATTGGTCATTAGGGTCGAAAATCAAACCAACACAAGCCTTACTAAGAAGTGATTTAATACGATTCAAAGCACGACGGTGTGAAATTCTATTCATAGGACTTTCATGTCTTTGGAAGTTCTTATCACCCCATAAGCGTAAGCCATCTTGTGCAAATGTGTTTGTAAAGTTCAAACGGCCTGTATAGAGTTCATCTTGTTCACCCAATTTAAGTGCCTTCTTAGGAGCAATTGCATTGACAGTACCACGATTCCAACCTACAGCAGCATACCAAGGGAACTTAACATTATCTGTGTAAGCGAAGTTTCTAACCATATCCTTTGTAGGTGGCAAATAGATATATTGACTATTAGAAGCATCAAAGTACTTATTCCATGGATAGGAAGAACATACATAGCTACTATCAATATCAGTATCATCAAGATTATCGACAGCATCAGATGGAGTAAACATCTCAATAACACTATCACCTGCACCTGCGGGTTTATCAGGCGTCGTAACAACGTAGATAGAATCTCCACGTTCCTCTTCAACCATTTCAATTACTTCGCCAACAAGAAGTCTATTATTTACATAGTCAATACCAGGGGTTGCCAAGTGGTTAATATCAATAGTCTTAGGATTTGCAAACATACGAATAGCAGAAAGGTATGCATAATAGTCAGAAGTCAAGTTCTTAGAATTTTTCTCAAAACCATAAGCCTCTGGGTCACGGATTACATTGAAACTTACACCCTCACCACTAACAGAATCAAGTTTGCCACGATATCTACGATAAACGAAATCATCTGTATTACTTCTTGTTGTACGATAGTAATCCCAACCATCCCATCCACCATAGAAGCATAGTGTGAATTTACGATTACGTTTGTCTTCATAGATAGTATTCAACATTGTTTCTTCTTCTCCAAAACGTGGTTCAATACCAAATAAATCAAGAGTATTACCTGCGGCAACCGTTACCCACTGATAGCCTGAAATACCATCAACTGTAACCTTCTGAGGTTCGGCAGAACCCGTTTTATACGGTGGTTTAACACGATTTTCTTCATCAGGAATACCTTCAAAAATACGAGCATCTAAGTGGAAGCCAGGAGTTAATGAATCAGGAATATCATTATAAGCCTCTACACCTTTATACTTGAAAATATCAGGGTCAATACCAACAATATCAGATAAACCAAAATATTGTTTATTTAAACGCAAGTTACTATCAATATTTGTATTGTATTCAAGATATGGTTTATGTACATTTACTTGTGTTTCAACAAAGTCTTCACCAAGATTTTTTCCTGTAATTGCATAGCCATTGAAATGACGTACAGGATAACCTAAGAACCCTGCGGGTACAGAAATCTTTGTTTTGTCAGTCTCATTAACCTCAACAGTAATGTACTTAGACTTAGTTGCATAATTTTCATCAGTAGAACCAATTCTATATGCAATATAGTTAGGAGAACCAGGAATAAGGTCACAACCCTTATATTTTTCTAAGGTTGAAATTGCACTATCAGAGTCATTGTAATCACGAACCAACACATCAAAAGTTCCATGTGCAGGGTCAATATTCTCAATAGACACCTTAACCTCAGTATTTGCTGTATTACCATCAGAAATTGTATGGAAACGGAACAACTTTGTAAGTTCAACCTCAGTCGCAGAACCCTTCATTTCAGATACAATCCAAGGAGTTGAAGCATAACGATACTGTTCTTTATAATTGTTCATATCAAGAGTAATCGGAACTACGTCATCAATACCTAATTTCTCAGACTTACGATAGACATAATATAATCTATCCTCAATTACCTCCACAGCATCCTTAAATACATGTACATCATCAACATCAAGTTTGTGTTCTGAACTTAAGAACTCAGGCACATATTTTGTTTCTTCAATGTCGTTTTCATTTTTTACATACTCACCATACAAATATTCACGTTTACCATCAGGTCTCGTATGAGCAACAACAGTATAAATGTGACCCACTTCACCATCAGCTTCAACCCAAGTCGAACCCTTATCTGAAGATTTATGTACCTTCAACGGTTTGTTATCAAGCGGATTTACAGATTCACTATTACTAAATAAGAAACGCTTACCAACATGTCTACGAGTTAACGTAGTATTATTAAGAGTAAGAATAGCATCAACAGCTTTATGATTAGGAATTACTTTAATTTCAGGATAGCTAACAAGGTCAGTTGATACATATTTACCCTTTTCCTCTTTAATTTCTGCAAGAGCATTAATTTCACCTCGTTTAATCAACTGTTCTAATGCGATGTCGTATAGTTCTTCAACATAAATTTCGCTTTCACCTACCTCAGGATCTTGACCTAATACATTAATGATATAGTTCTTATCACCAGGGTTTAATGAAACAGAATAGAATACAGTTTCATAATCACCTTTGGAATCCTTACGGCTTGTTTCTACTTCCAAAGTAAAGATACCATAGTTATTAGGATTAATTGTCAACACACCCTTTTTCTTATTGAAAGAAGGATTACAATCATCAAGGTAATCAAGTGAGTCACTTGGACGAATCTTTACGTTTCTTGCGTAATAGTTGATACCATCATAATCATAAACATCATTACAAATACCTGCATCAGGATCAGCCTTTCTCTTAAAAGCAGCCTTAACATGTTCACCACGCGAACGAATTACGGCAATAACAAGAGGTCTATCCTTTGTATATTGTGTATCTTGTTTAGTTGCCTTATCATCATATGCCGTAATGCACCAAGCAGCACCTGCATTAACACCTGAAAGGCCTAATACACGACAAACTTGTAACTGCTGTGATTGCGAAAGATATTCTTTTGCAATATAAGGGAGTTCATACTTTGGATATTGACTACCACGGAACTTCTCTGTATTCGTACCTCCGAAGAATGTTTGGAATTGTGCCCAATCGCTAACCTCAATTGGTTGAAATGCAGGACCTTTTTGTGTCTCACCTGCAACACCCAAACGAGTAATACCTAACGACTTTTGTGCATATGTCAATTCCATTTCAGAGAAATAAACACCAGGCGTTGAGTGAACTCTCTTTAAAGTTTTTTTATCTGCCATTTTATGTCAAATATTATTTTATATTATTTTCTTAATATAAATATCACAAAAAAACAGAGAATACCTTAACTATCTGTTTTATACAACATTTTTTCAAGTATATCAACATCTTTAACATCTACCATTACATCATCATTTGTTTCTAATAAATCAGCGACTGTTAAAGACGTATCAACAAACGGTATTTGAGAAGATAAAAACGCTGCATATAACGGATTATTCATGTCTATTTCTACTTCACCAAACACTGCTTTAAGACGTTCAAAAATAAACTTTTCTGTTTCATCTAACCACTTTATTAAAGTATGAATTTTAAAAGCTATTTGAATATTATATGAAGATTGCTGTTCAAGCAATTTATGTAAAACTCTATTCAATTCAAACACTTCAAATATAGAAATATTCATATTATTTTTTATTTAAAAATAACATTAAATTCATTCTATTTCAATGTCTTGATACTTTGTTGGTTCTTCGGATACATCCTCAGGCACATAATTTGGATTAAAAGTATAACTTGGGTTTATTCCGTTAAATATTACACTCGCTTTATCTTTTACATCAAACTGTGATATTCTAATTCTAATTCTGTCACCATTATTCACTCTAAACCCTTTATCCCAATATGTTGGAGTATCATTAACAAAAATGCGCATTGCCCTAACATTATCTCTAACAACATCTTGAATGTACATATCAGTATCAATCACAAATTCGGCTTTATCATTCCACTCTTTAAAGTTTAAGGATAGTTTTATTTTTTGGTTTTCTAAATCATCTTCTATATCAATATCCACCTTTGGTTTTTTCTTTTCACCGACAAAGCCAACGTTAAGTCTCTTTGGGAATTTCTCAACCTTAATGTCTTCTTCATGAATTATATAAGCTAAGGCCTTAATCTTTAATGTTTGAACATAAAATCGATAATCACTTACACTGTATTTACTCTCATCATCTACACTTTCTAAAATCAATGGTATATAGTGATTATTTGGTCTGATATAAAACTGTCTTGACTTAAATAAGTCATTAGCTAATTCATTAAAGGTTGTTAGATTTTCAAATAAATCTGTAATAAAACTTATACGATATTCTAACGTTACTGCGTATGGTTGTTTCATTGAATATACTTCAATTGATTCAGTACCATTATCTTCTAAAACAGAACGTTGTAAAATTGTATAGAATCTTTCACCGGGAATATTCCAAAGGCTACCTTGGTTTTCACCACCTTGTGGATTTGTAGTTCTATTTATTGTCTTAAAATTAAGTATTAAGTTTCCATCTTCATCAGAATGTTCCCAAGTTTGACTATATTCTGAAAATCTTTGATTACTAAACAACGTAAATGTTGGCACATCCTTCCCATTAATCGTCAGCCCTAAATCCTTCTCAACAAACTCCTTAAATGCATTATCAATATCAACATATTCTAATGGTTTTGGATATATAGGTGCTTTATGCACAATATCTTGTGCATAACTTTTTCTTATCAGATTCCCATTTGTTTCTTTTTTCTTAAGATTTACAAAGGTTAAATTCTTTTTTGGTTGTGTGCTTCTCATTTTATTATTTTCCGTTAAATTCTTGTGCAGGTGAAGCACTAATAACTCTCCATCCCACCTTATATGCACCAATTATATTTTTGTTGCTATTATTCACCTTACCATCATCAGTGACAGTGAAATACGACATCTTATTTGTATCAATTTGGATTGCAACGTAATCGCCTCGTTTAATATCACATTTGAACTTTTCTAATGTCTTTGGCATTATGTATAATTTCAAGTTACCACTAACTTGATAAGTACCTGTATTAGACTGTGAATCAAATGCATTTAGCTGAGCATCCTCAATTTCAAACATACATGGAACTTCCTTTGGAGGCTTGAAACGTATTGTATCTTTTTTCGCCTCTTTGTAAGCATCATTGATATTTGTTCGTTTTCGATCAACCTCATACACAACAACAGTCTGATTTATATCTTCTTCAAGATAACCTTCAATCAAATCTGTTTCAAAACCAAAATCTTCTTCGGAATAAAATAAATTATTCCGATTTATTGGTGTTATATTTCCATTATTGTTCATTTTGAAATGAATATTTGTTTTTTATCAATTTGAGTAGTATAATATATATAAATAATAATATTACTAGATCTAGATATTACTAGATACTAGTAATAATTTAATATATTTTATAAATATCAATGAGTAATAAAAATAATATAGATAAAGCATACGACATTTTGAAGGAGTATAAAGGTAGAAATAACAGAATTATCTACCTTCAAAAACTCTATTCTGTCGGTCAATGCATTCTAACTGATTTTGATGTTGAATATATTTTAACAAACTATGATTTTGAACCATATATCGTTGATAAAACAGTGAAGATAACAGGTGAATTAGGTTTGAAATTACAAGATAAATATCAATTGGATTTTACACCACAAAAAATTAGAATTTCAACCGTTATTGGTGAAATGGGTAATAGCCTTCATTGCTATGTTCAATATCGCCAAAGCATCCCATCTCAATTGATGTATATAAGCAAAAATTCTATATTGAACGAGTTGGAAGATGTTGATTGGAAAACATATGAAGTAGACTTCACAAGTGTTGATAATAAAAGACCTCTTAAAGAACACCAAAAAGAGGGGGTTAAATTTCTATTGGCCAACAAAAAATGCATCTTAGCTGATAGTATGGGTCTTGGAAAACTTCAAGAATTAGACACTCCCACTCCCACACCAAATGGTTTTGTACGTTTTGGGGATTTGAAAGTTGGTGATAAAATTTTTGGAAGTGATGGAAAAGAACATAATGTTTTGCAGGTTTTCCCACACAAACAAAAAGACATCTACGAAGTTGAATTCAGTGATGGGACTAAAACTAATTGTGGTTTAGAGCATTTATGGATTGTACAAACAAAAGGAAGTGATGAGTGGAAAGTAATGTCGTTAGAGGAGATTATTTCACAAGGGATTGGAATAGATGGTAAGACTGATGGCTATAAATTCAGAATACCAATAACCAAGCCTGTAGAATATAAAGAGCAAAAACATG